AAAAGCAAAGCGGACGAGGTGGCCGATCTAGCTGAGAAGATCGGTCTACCTTTAATCCCCTGGCAAAGATTTGTACTAGATGATTTGTTATGTGTAGACGATCAGGATAACTGGCGTAAAAAGACAGCTCTAATACTGGTAGCTCGTCAAAATGGTAAGACCCATCTAGCACGCATGCTTATATTGAGCCATCTATTCTTATGGGGTTCTAAGAACGTACTGGGTATGTCCTCTAATCGTAATATGGCATTAGATACATTTAGGCAAGTCACATTTACCATAGAAGATAATCAATTTCTAAAAGACCAGGTAAGACAGATACGCCTGGCTAATGGTCAAGAATCTATAAGCTTACTTAATGGTGCAAGGTATGAGATAGCTGCTGCTACTAGAGATGCACCACGTGGTAAGACTGCCGATTTTCTATACATAGACGAATTACGTGAATGGACAGAAGAAGCTTTTACAGCTGCACTACCTGTTACACGTGCTAGGCCTAATTCAATGACCTTAATGACAAGTAACGCAGGTGATGGATTTAGCACTGTGCTTAATGATCTTAAAGAGCGCTGTTTATCATACCCACCAGATAGTTTAGGTTATTACGAGTGGTCAGCACCTCAACACTGCAAGATACATGATCGTAAAGCCTGGGCACTTGCAAATCCCGCACTTGGCCATTTAATTTCAGAGCAGACACTGGAAGAATCAGTCAATACAAACAGCGTAGAAGCTACACGTACTGAGATGTTATGCCAGTGGATAGATAGCGCTGTCAGCCCTTGGGTATATGGATCTATTGAGGCATGTAGTGATAGCACATTAGAAATACCTGTCGGGCCAATGACTATAATGGCCTTTGATATTGCACCTACTAGAAGATCTGGTGCTTTAGTTATGGGTCAATTAAAAGATGGCAAGATAGCAGTAGGTCTAGCCCAGTTATGGCAAAGCGAAGTAGCTGTAGACGAGGTTAAAATGGCTAGTGATATTAATGAGTGGGCAAAAAAGTACCACCCACACAAAATACTATTTGACAAGTACGCAACACAGACTTTAGCCACAAAATTAGAACAAAGCGGATGGCGTATCGAAGATTGCAGTGGTCAGGCGTTCTATCAGGCCTGTTCAGACTTATCAGATGCTCTGGCTAACGTTAGGTTAGTTCATAGTGGGCAAGCGGACTTAGTACAACACTTAAATAACTGTGCAGCTAAGACTAATGATGCTGGATGGCGTATTATCAGACGTAAATCGGCTGGCGATGTTACAGCTGCGATCAGCCTTGCCATGGTAGTAAGTCAATTAACTAAACCGCAACAAACTGCACAAATCTTTGTCTAACTTGCACCAATAGTCCGTTTTATGGTATAAAGTATATCTATGGGTCTATTGTCTGCTTTGGGTATAAATAAAAAAACTGAAAACGTCCAAGCGCAATACGCCCCTGCCATTATGGACACAGCCTACGGCTATGGTTCATTTACAACTGGTGTTGGTAATTTCCCAGGTGGATTAGATAGAAATTTTGCTATGCAAGTACCTGCCGTTTCACGTTGCAGAAATCTTATAGCTGGTGTAGTTTCATACTTGCCATTGAAGCTTTACAAAAAGTCAAATGGTGAGGAGTTGGGGAACCCTCTTTGGATAGATCAACCAGACTATCGGCAACCAAGATCCGTCACCATATCATGGACTGTCGATAGTCTTTTATTTTATGGTGTTGCATATTGGCGTGTAACAGAATTATATGCAGATGATTTAAGACCATCACGATTTGAGTGGGTAGCAAATAATAGAGTTACATTTACAACAAATAAATTTGGCACAGAAGTAGATGAGTACTTTGTAGATGGTGTTAAGACTCCAATGTCTGGCATCGGATCACTTATCACATTCCAAGGATTAACACAAGGTGTATTAACTACCGCAGCACGTACAATACAAAGCGCATTAGATATTGAAAAAGCCGCAGCTGTATCTGCACAAACCCCAATGCCAAGTGGCTACATTAAAAACACTGGCGCAGATTTACCAGAAGCACAGGTATCTGGATTATTAGCACAATGGAAACAAAGCCGCCAAAACAGAAGTACAGCATATTTAACTAGCACATTATCTTATGAAACCACAGGCTTTAGTCCTAAAGATATGATGTATAACGAAGCACAGCAATATCTTGCAACACAAATTGCACGTGCCATGAATGTACCCGCATATTACATAAGCGCAGATATGAATAACAGCATGACTTATCAAAACATTATCGATGGTCGCAAAGAATTTGTAGCATATTCACTACAGCCGTTTATTTGTGCTATTGAAGATCGTTTAAGCATGGATGATATTACTCCACGTGGGCATGTAGTTAAGTTTGCTATAGAAGAATCTTTCCTAAGAGCTGACACAATGAAGCGCCTAGAAGCATTAGAAAAAATGATTAATTTAGGTTTAATTGATGTGGAAGAAGCAAAGGAAATGGAACAAATGACACCTAACGGAAGAGAAACAGAAGATGAAACTTACATTCAGTAGCCACGTAGAAGCTGCCGATACAGAGCGCAGAGTTATCGCTGGCAAGATCGTACCTTTTGAAGAGGTCGGCAATACTTCCGTAGGTAAGGTCGTATTCGCTAAAGGATCAATAGAGATAGGCGATCCTGGCAAGGTTAAGATGCTTATGCAACATTCACCAGAGCGCCCAATAGGTCGTATGCAAAAATTTAACCAAGCAGAAGACGGAATCTACGCATCATTTAAGATCAGTGCATCTATGCAAGGTCAAGATGCTTTAATCCTTGCTGGCGAGCAATTAATTGATGGTTTATCTGTCGGTGTAGATGTAAATAAGTCTGTACAGAAAAAAGAGTATTTATATGTAACCAGTGCAACACTAAGAGAAGTTAGCCTGGTAGAAAGCCCAGCGTTTACAGCTGCGCAAGTTACTAAAGTTGCTGCTAGTGAAAACGAAGCAGAGGACACAAATCAACCAAAAGAAAGCGAGGCTCCTGTGGAAGATTTAGCAACAGCGCCACAAGAAGCAAAGGCAGAGGCTGCTACTCCTACAGTAGAAGCTGCTCGCCCAGTAATTACAGCACCATTAATTCAAACCAAAGTACGTACACCAATCGATTCGATGGCTAAGTACACTGAGCACAAAATCAAGGCTGCACTAGGTAGTGATGAGTCAAAACTATATGTAACCGCAGCTGATGATTTTGCAACTAACGGAATTGGATTTAATCCAACTCAATATCTAACAGAGTTTGTAACAAATACACGCTTTGGTACACCAGCTATCGATGCATGCTCACAAGGCACACTGCCAGCATCAGGTATGACCATTAACGTACCATCTTTGGTAACTTCAGCAGCAGGCGGTACTGGCGTAGCACCAACAGTAACTGTTGAGGCAGAAGGCGGAGCCGTTTCAAATACAGATATGGTTAGCCAATACTTAACTGGCACTGTATCTAAGTATTCAGGTATGAACACACTGTCTGTCGAGTTATTAGAGCGTTCAGACCCTAACTTCTATGCAGAGCTAACACAACAGCTACAAAATGCATATTTAACAACCATTGATACAGCTGTATTAACTGCTTTATTAGCAGCAGGCACATTTGGATCAGCAACCACAGCAGATAGCGATGGAATTATTGCCTATACAGCAGAAGCAGCTAAAGCGGTTTATGCTAATACAGGCTATTTTGCACAGAACTACATCGGAAACCCAGCACAATGGCAGGCATTGATGGGCGCAGTTGATTCAACTAAGCGACCAATTTACAATGCAATTCAACCAATGAACGCAGCTGGTGATGTACGTCCATCATCTATTCGTGGTAATGTATTAGGACTTGATCTATACGTAGACAAGAACTTCTCACAAACTGCATTTGATGATAACTCTGCAATAATCCTTGCACCAGAAGCATTTACTGTATACCGCTCACCTCAGGCATTTATGTCTGTAAACGTGGTATCCAATTTGCAGGTACAAGTTGCGATCTACGGATTTATGGCAACAATTGCTAAAATGCCTTACGGAATTATCAAGTACGCAAAGGCCTAATAACCAAGTAATAATCCTCTGGGGTTTAGTAGCCCTAGCCCCAGGGGAGCTTTTTTAAGAGAGGAATACAATGGCAGCCACCTATGTAACCAAAGCTGAGTTACGCACTAACTTAGGTATTGGCTCTTTGTATACCGATGCAGTAGTTGAAGAAGTATGTCAAACTGCACAGGATTTACTTAATCAGTATTTATGGTTTAACGATGCACCAATAGTTGCCGCTGGATTACAAAACAACGTAGCCACATTAGTATTAGCAAACCCAGGCATTTATGTAGTAGGTCAAACAATAAGCGTAGAAGGTTGCGGCAACATCTATGGTGGCCAACATGTAATTACTGGCACAATACCTGGATCAAATATCCCTGTATCTATAGCAAATACATTTTACAACTTTTTCTATAATTACTCATGGCCTAATGGCTATTCATTTATTCAATTTACAGAAGTACACGCAAACGACCCATTCCATAGGATTCTTCCATACGGCAAAGCAAGTGGCCAAGACACTAAAGAAGATGATTATGCTGCGATACCTGCAATCAGAGAGGCAGCTATGATTTTGGCTGTCGATATATGGCAAGCTAGACAAGTTAGCCAGACTGGTGGGGTAGGCATGGATGGGGTCAGTGCTAGCCCTTATCGGATGGGTTATCAGCTGATTAACCGAGTGCGTGGCCTCATCCAGCCATATTCAGCGCCTGCATCACTGGTAGGTTAATATGCCAGCTGCGATTACCACACTACGTAGCACACTAGCCACAGATCTTACTAACGCTGGCGTGTGGTCAGTATTTGCTTTTCCACCAAGTACTCTTCTTGCCAATGCAGTAGCGATCACCCCTGGCGATCCTTACATAGTGCCAAGCAATAACGATCATGTAACAGTATTACCTTTAGCAAACTTTAGAATTTTAATCACTAAACCTGCGTTAGATAACCAGGGTAATTTGGCTGGTATGGAAGATTACATAGTAGCCGTAGTAACAAAGTTAGCAGCGTCAGCGCTGACACTTAATATATCAAGCATTTCAGCTCCAGCTACTACACCATCGGTTGACATTAGCGACCTAGTATCTAGCGCTGTTATCAACCAAATCGTAGATGAGCTAGAGATTACTGCGATGGGTGACACTGCCCACCGCTACGTAGCAGGTCTACAATCAGGCACATTTACAATCGACTTCATGAACGACTGGGCAACATCTGAGGTAAGCCAGACTCTTAATGAGGCATTTGGCAAAACTCTAGCTGTATCAGTAATTACAGTTAAGGGCACTACAGTTTCAGCTGCTAACCCTACTTACCAGTTCTCAATCTTAGTAAATAACCTAACACCAATTGGATCAGCTGGAGTAGCCGAAATTGCTACATCTAGCATCACCTTTACTGTAAACTCCGTAATCACAGTATCGCCATCAGTGGCGTTCTAATTAAGGAGTAACAATGGCAAAGCTAAAGATAACAAGGGCTAATGGTGAAGTATCTGAGCACAAGATAACACCAGGTGTCGAGTACGCTTTCGAGTTGAAGTATGGCGCAGGAATTTCTAAGATGTTGCGTGAGCATGAACAGCAAACCCATATATTTTACCTTGCCTGGGAGTGCTTACGCAGATCTGGCGCACAAGTGCCTTTATTTAATGCAGAGTTTATAGACAGTCTAGAAACTGTCGAGGTATTAGACGAAGAAAAAAAATAACACAGCGGGATTCTATCCTTTACGGCATCGCACAGATGGCTATAGAAACTGG